CTACTTGACCGGCTCGATCATGGATTGGGTGCAACGCGCAAAGGGCAAACCGGGCGTGAATCTTTGCAACCTACGCATGGAGGCGGCACAACAACTCAAGGACAACCTCAACAACGCTGCCTGGGCCGCTGTGAGTGTTCCCAATCTCGCATTGGTGGCGTGGCGACTCGTGGCCCAACGCCGACAAGTGAAAGAGTTCCATAGCCGTCTCATCGAGCACATCGGACACACCGCCATTGACGCTGAGCACGCCGTCAAAAACGATGTCGTCGCTGCCATTGAGCACAAACCGAAACGCTCACACGTGAAGCGCAAAAAACTCCGGATTCACCCGGATTCCATTGTTGAACACATACCAAAGTAGAAATTAAACTTCTTTCTCTTGCATCATTCCCCATCCATTTGTCGCAAAATGTGGCCACAAAATCCATTTGTGCGGAATTTTATGCGACTCGAGTTCACACACATATTCATTATCCTCAAAATTACAATATTGAGGCATATTAGCTTTTGTAAAGTCCACTCGAAACAAACATTCCCCAAACTTATCCTCAATTCCCAAGGCAATAAAATCAATTTCATCGAGGTTGTTGTTTTTGATGAGATCAACATCCCATACACATTTGATTTTATAGCTTCTTCTTTCTACATCGACATCCCAAACATTGGGATTCGGTGGTTCTTTAGCGTCTAACGTATATGGGTCGATTAGACATTCCTTGAACCGTATACCAATATATGCTTCGTACTCTTGTAAAGTGCGTTTGTTTCCCAAGCCGTGCTTGGATGTTTTAACAGACAAAGTGTCCTTCTCGACACCCAATAACATCCGAGTTTTTCTTCTCGATAGTTTATCGGCATCTCCAAAGTTTCGATGGTCATCCCAATGCTTTACGCGATAATTTCTCGTATATTCATGCCAAATGTATTGACGATAAGGACTGAAAAAGTCATATCCATGAGTAAATGCCCGTATTGAAATCGTAGTCTCCTCTGTATACCCGCCAAAGTAGATTTCCGGATCGTATGGAACCGTTGTGATAAAGTGACCAAAGGTGAACAAAAAATGGGCGGAAATCGTCCGAGCTCGAATAACGTGTTTCCTCTTGAGATAATCTTGGATATAATGTGGTCGGCTCATTAGCAATTTGTCATTGCTGAATTCATATTGGCTCATATAGCATGGTATATGATGTAGCTCATCGACTTTATTTACTTCGAATGGAGTACAATACGTAGTAATAATGGGATTATCTGATGACAATAAGGCTTGGTGGAAATCGTCAAGGAGCATTTCGTCCCATGCTGGAGCGAAGCGATGATGACTGTCAATTTGCAATGTGTATTCTTCACCACCATAAAGTTGATTTGTCATACTTCTCGCCCATCCTAATCCCTTACTTTCAGAGTACGGTATTTTCATAACACGAAAGTTGTCATTGCCATCAAATGTATCAGGGTTCTCGTCAGGTCCGTATTGCCAACAAATCCCGAATTTGATATCAGTAGGATTCTTCGATTTCTGTAATAAATCATTTATTGTCGGAATCAATTGTGGATCACGATAACTCGCAATTTGAACAAAAATCATCTCTATACAAAAAATCAAGTTTGTTATGCGGAAGATACAAACGTGGTCATGCGCGCCTTAAGCCCCTCACTATTTTCGATTTTCCTCCCTTGCATAATATCACGATTATTGTATACAAATGTTGCCAACAATGCGCATGTCGGCCAATTTTGAACTGACGGTCAATATTCAAAATAAAAACGCAAAGAATGTCGTGGAGCCTCGTGGTATACTCCTAGCCCCCGCTCATATCAAAAACATCGATAAGTTAATCGAATGTTGCAAAGACGATGTTATGGTTTTCGAGTATGATATTCAATGGACGTACACCGAATTCATGTCAAAGCTTGCGACAACCCTCAAGACAATTCCCAGAACAAGCCTTGAGTTATTTGGCTGGATTTTCCATGGAGACATTCAAAATATTCAAATCGTAAGCGATCAAAACGTCTCACAATGGCAACACATGTACGAGATTATAGCCGTAATCATTCCGCATATGAAGCCCGGCTTCAATCGCATCGACTTTTTGGCTTGCTCTTTGACGCAAAACCCTTATTTCGAGATGTTCAAGTCGCTCATGTCATTTGAGACAAACGTGACATTCGCAAGCTCTAATAATCTCACGGGTAATGTTGCCGAATCCGATTGGATTCTCGAAGACGGTGGAATCAACCTTATCGGTACATACTTCAACCCCGACATTAACGAGGTGCTTCGAGACTATCCAATTGAATTGGGATTCATAACAGAAAGCCTTTTCGATATTGTGTACACAATCAGGAACCCGAAAAAATTGTTCAAGGGGAAATCAGGATTTGAAATTGCTTCGATGGTGTTCGAAATCGCCAGTTATATTCCCGGTCCGATAGGATTTACCGCTGGGCTCGTGAGTTTTGGTCTAGCCGCAGCTGAATACTCGAAAAAGGTCGAAAGTGGAAATGCAAAGGCGATCGACCATATCAATTATACTATTGGTACTCTCGGAACTCTAGCGTCCTGTGTACCTGGTGGTCGCATGGCCACACGTCTAAGCAAAATAGGGATCACAAAAAATGCAAAGATTGTCAAAAGAATCAATGGTATCGGCAGCAAGATGAACATCGTCGTTGGTGAATTCAAATGTATGACGGAAAACATTACCACTGCTCGAAGTGGCATGACTTTAATGATTAGAACATTGAACCCCAGAACGACCAATATCACAAAGTTTATGAATTTGTACAATAAAATAGGTGCTCTCGAGGTGTTGCTGACAAATTTATCCGATCAAATGAAAGACGATGAAGATGTCGAGTGGAGAATGAATACAAGGCGACAAGAATACATCGAAATAGTGTCATCGATTGCTCAAGACGATCAATGCATATTAAGTGTCAATGAGTTTGCACATGTGATTGCGACTCAATATGGTACTTGTATGGTGAATGGTCTACCCAAGTTCAAGGTATACGGTGGTCCACTTCCCATGGACGCAAAGGGCATCTTTGTAGACAACGAAACAAAAGGTGTAATTGGAATAGTAGACACCATCAAGATTAATCCTCGAACGATTGTTTATGTATGGCCAGCGACGCCGGCGGCATCAACACCCAGTAACATTTATATCAACGATAATGCATTGGACGTTCTAACCGTTAATGTAAACAAGCCGAGTGGGTTGTGGAAAGTCCAAGCCCATGCGTTTGACAATGTTGGAATTGCATTGATTTATAACGCACTCGGCGTTTCTTCATGGTGCGTACGCAACACTGTCATCAACCACTTTGGAGTCAGTAAAATTGTTTTGAAGCCAAAAACAATCTTGAAAATTGGAAATGTCAAGAAGACTTATGATTATGTCAACAAGAGTAATGAAGATATGACCATTTCAGTCTCGATAGGAGAGATATGTTCCTCACAAGTGAGTGAAAGCGAATGAGCGACCATCATCAAAGATGCAAAACATGTTGGGATTCCTAAACACTTCATATCGCGGAGTTTGAGCATCGTACAAGATGCAATTCAAACTTCCGTATAATCCATCCCAATCCAATATTTGCCCAATGACGGGTGTGTAAAAGTCGAAGACATCTTCGGCAAAATAGCGGCCAGGTTCGGCAATTATCTTCATTTCTGTCAGTTCATACTTGTGAATCGAGCGATTGATCAAGGAAGATTCTTGTAGATGAACTTGGGCATGATGGATCCCACTTCCGTGTCCTCTGCGTCTTCGAGCAAGGTGCCAATGAGAGCCGTCTGATCGACTAATGGGCTCACCCTACACTTTTTTCCGCACGGCACGCTCAAAGGAGTATGCGTCTCGGGCACTGTCCAATTACCCGTCACTTTTCGGGGTAAGATGAGAAGATCTCCCTCTTGCTTGGAACCAGCCTTGTACTGGTCTGCCAAGGTGTCACGGGTTTGCACATTACGTTGTTGAATGTATTGACTATATCCGGCTGGCTTGGAGGGGTCGGTAAGAAGCTTGCTCACTTGTTCCGCAATCTTAAAGACGTCGTCTTCACGAAACTTGCTACCGGGACCGCGGTACTCCGGGGCGTCCAAGATGCCTCCCATATCTTGTCTCGACATAGCCTGTGTACCGGAATTGCCTGTCGTCAATCCGTACGAGTAAACATCCGAGTCCATCTCGCCATCACTTGGGGACCGCGGCGCAAACGACGATTTTTCAAACGTTTTGATGATATTGCTTGTGGCGGAACCTAGGCCATTGGTCAAGCCGTTGCCTGGCATTGTTGTGCCTAGGCCACCACCGCCCTCCATCGACCTCAAGCGGAGTATGTACTCGTACAACATTTCATTGTCCATGCTGTAGGCCACAATCTTGTCGCGCAAAAACGACGTCTCGCCTTCAGTGGGCGACCGCTCATAGACCTTGACAAACTCGGTATTGATCATGTAAGCAATTTGACGTTCGGTCAAACCACGCGAAACCTCGCCGTGAACTTGATTGTTTTGATTCTTTGTCAAAATGCGGTACTCTTCGGAACCCTCTAGGATCAAGCGCAACTGTTGCAAGCTCAGACTCCGCCCTTGGAGGCGTGTGAAATAACGGTCGAGCTCTTGATCGGTAGGGTTACGTTGGAACACGGATTGATACATCGTGATAATGTCCGTGTATATCTTGTAGTTGTCCACGTCTAGATTTGCAGACACGGTTCGATACACCTGACCGATGGCGTCCATCGACTCTTTTTGCAACAATGCACGCAACTCACCCATTCCCATTTCCTTGCCGACCAATTTTGTAAAGTATGTGGTCAACTCAGCATCGGTCGGTTTACGACCCATCACGTCTTCGAACGACGCTACAAGATCGAGGTATATGGCGTACTTTTCCTTTTCCTTGACTGGGTCAGGCACTACGAAACCGGATGCATAGAGCTTGTCCACGAGTGCGGCTCCCGCAGCCTGTGCTTGAGACGCGGCTGCTTGTTGCATGCGCTTGTATTCGTCGGTGTTTTTGAGCATGCCCTCGATATCATTCGGGTAGATGATGCGATTGTTGAGCATACCGATGTATTTGGCGATCTCTTCGGAAGTCGGCATGCGACGCAATACCTGCATATACGTATCTGCGACCTGTTGCTCGGGAGGCACTTGGGCTTCTGGTTGCATGCTAGGTGTCACACCGCCAATGGAAGGTGTGGAGGAGTCACGGAGCGTCGCACGTCGTTGGCCATGACGCAACTCCACGAACCTCACGACATCCTCGTAGAGATAGTTGAACGTGGTAAAGGCGGATACCGTATCGCTTTTCTCTGCGCCATCTGGAGCGCGCTCAACAACCTCTTTGTACGCCTTTTTTACGTCGTCCACAATCTTTTTTAGGAGCATCTCGAACTCAATCTCAGTGTATCCGTCTTTGGCCAAAGTTCCAAAGTAATCCGCCTCGTTCTTGTAGGGCGCTCGACCGAGTACCGTATTAAACGCCTTTTCCACGCCACTCATGTCTTGGAAATGTTCCTTGAGCAATCGGTGATGGTTCATGTAGATAACCGCAACGGCTAGGCACAATACGATGAGGAATGTGACCAATTGTAAAGCGGACGACATTGTTGAGCCCCAGTTCATAACGCCTCTCTTGCACAAAGCGAAGAAAAAATGCATACGAAATCAAATCGTTGGCGTCGAAAAAAGAAAGTTTTTGATTGTTTTTCGGTATTTTGGGTCATATTGATTTTTACATCTATTGGGTGTAACATTATTCAGTACGCTGAGTGTATCTACACAAAGGCCTTGATCACCAGGGCCACGGTCAACCCAAGATTGGCAATGATGCACGCCTTGAGCCACCACGCAATCTCGGCCTTATGCCTCGGAGGTATATAGTCATAGTCGTATTCAGAATAGTCGGAGTCGGAGTCGGAGTCGTCTTCGGAATCATACTCTTCGTCTTCCTCGTCAGTGTCATCCTCGGACTCATCGTCATCGGACTCGACGCCTTCATTGTCGTCTTTGTCAGAGTCATTCTCGGAATCGTCCTTGGAATCGTCATTTTCCTCGTCGCATTCTGAATAGTCGTCATTCTCCAAATACTCACGTGGACGTTTGCGAGATACCTCAGGATTCGAGACGAGAGCCGTAGATGGCTCGGTCATCACAAGAGCCGTCTCTGGCTCGGTGATTGTAGGAGCGGGAGCGTCTACCTCGTCATTATCAGGGGGTGAAAGAGCCCATAGAGCAAACACAAGCTCTTCAGGGTAATCGTTTCCGTAGACCTCGATGATCTTGTCGCGAGAAAGTGTCAACTCGGTCGTATCTTTATCCGTTTCAAGAAATCTGTGCAGAACCTTGTTGATGACCTCGCACTTATTGTTATCGCCGGCGACAGACGCATAAACATTCTTGAACAGTTCGTTGATTTTCGACATCTTCGTTGTCGTGTATCAGCTTCACTTCCTTATACCCTTTTTTTTGCGCGCGCGTCAATTTTTTATGATTGGTTGCACAACGTCTTGACCAATTTATTCGAGATCTCGATGTTAAATACCTTGCCATCGATTCCACCGAGAGCCGAGGCATTCGCCCGCAGCGCCTCGCGAATGTTGTGAAGCATTGATGCCGTGTCGATCGACACGCGAATATCGTTGGGCCCAAACACCTGGATCTTGATCTCGGACTTTGACGGAGCTGTCACGCACAACGACGCCATCTCGTTCAACATGTCGGCAGCAGCCACCGTCTCATTGCGTACCACGTTTGGCACCAATCGTACCGCATTGCGTAAATCCGCCTCTCGCACCAACTGACGGTTGCGCTTTTGCTCATACACGGCCAACACTTGCATGATTTGCGAAAACGAGAGCCCGCTCAAGTGTGCGCGAGCTATCCGTTGCACAAACGATGGGTCGATCGAATATTTTTGAAGTAAGTTTGGGTAGTCGACGATGAACTGGTCGATCACTTGCGCACCATTGTCCCCCTTTTGCATATTGTCCTTGACATAGTCCACCACAAACAACGCATCCTTGACGTCAATCTTGCATGGTGCAATATCCGACGCCTTTATCGACCCCTCGAGCGACTTGATCACGTCAAGGTGCAGCGCCTTTTCGAGCTCAAACACTTTCTTGATGAACACAATGATGTCCTCGGCCGACGAGTCGTCCGTAAATGCGGTGCGGAACCATTCGAGATGGGCTTGATATTGTAGCTTACTCATGCTCTATACTGCATACCATAAAAATAAAAACCTTAGCCCAAGCGCATGTGGTGATCAATACAATTGGTACGTCATAACACCGTTCACCTTTTTCATCTCACCCACCGCCACCATCTCCTGTCTCGCTGCCTTGTCCGCATCATACAAGATCATCGTGGCTGGGTCGTACGCAAAACGCGCGCCATCAGGAAACTTGCCCACCTTGAGCATGATCTCTTCCGCCGTCCGGATCACTTTCGCCGCCTTGTACACATTGTCACGCGTGTCGTGGTCGATATTGGCGTTATATGCGTCCTCTTCCGGTCGAAAATTGGTGGGAAAGCTGTAGCACTTTGCGTCTTGGTGTGCCGATCGATGTAGTCGACAATCGATCGCCGCATCTCGCATGATGGCCAACATTTGGTCCATGATCTTGGCCTTTCGAGCAGCCACACCGTGGATGTACTGATCCGACGTCAAACCACCGTCCGCAATCTCGAGTTGGGTGCCCTTGCACTGTCCCTCTTCAAACGACGAAGTGTACATAAACGCCTTGACGTGGCGCTCATCGGGCGGCAACGCGATGTGAGAATTGGCACGAACGGCGCGCCCGATGACCTGATTCACCCGAATCAAGTTCCAATACGGCTCCATGATATGGACCTCACGGACGTTCTTGAGCGAAATGCCCTCGGACCCTGATTGGGTGATCATCAAGACCTTGAGCACCTGTCCGTGTTTGTTTCCATCGTCTGAGTCTTTGCACAACAATTGCACCTTTTCCGCAATCCTCTTGGGCAACGCCTCAAAGTTGTTGTTGAATATGTTGAGGACCAATTGGATATACTCAGGATCACTCTGAAATGCAATGTATCGAAGCTTATTTACGTCCGATTCGTCCAAGTCGATGTCCCACTCGCCCTTGCTCGCATCTTTTACAACCTTGAGCTCTTCAAAGCCGTTGGTGTCGAGAGCCATCGACAACACACCGAGTCCCTCCACCGTGCGAAACTGAGAATACACCAACATGGGACCCGGGCACGCTTGGGCTCTCTCGACCACGTGCTTAAACTTGGGCGAGTAAATGGCTAGCGAATCCAAACCGAGATATTGATCCCCACCTGCGCGCAACTTTCGCATTGCCCTCGATATTTGCTCATCGTAGGTCCCGTTGTCGTCGTCCTTTTCTTCGTCGCTCTCGACATCGTCCTCGTCGCCTTGGTCGCCTTCTGCGTCGTCCGCGTCTGCGTCATCTCTTGGTGCGGTTCGATCGTCCGCATCATCCATCTCTTTCTTAAAAAGTCTCATTGTGCTCGGATAAGGCCGCTTGATCTCTGACGGGAACACAAAGTTGCACACGGCTCGCGAGAAGCACCGGTAAATGTTGCCGTTGTTCTTAAACATGTTTTTATCGTCCATCTCCTTTCGCTTCTTGGCATTGAGTCTCGCCTTCTCCTCGTTCTTTCTTTCCTTGTCGCGCTCTAGCGCATACTTATTGTATTGGTGTTCCGACATGGGAAACTTGAGAACCTCGAAAGGTTCGGTCGACGGGTACAAATCCTTAGAATACGCGTGATAGTACGATACGACACCCTGAATGCGGCGTGTGAGCAACTCCGAGTTGTTGACTTGGACGTTTTCCATATCCACAAAGTAAGAGTTAAAACGCTCCTCGTCCGTCGGCAAAAGCTCCTTCGCCTCTTTTGTCCACGGACTGGCTTTGAAACTGACGCGCAATGCTCGGAGGTCGCTCATGATCGTCTTGATAACGACGTCGCGTTTCGTCTGGGTGCGCTTCATGCCTCGACGGTCGGCGGCGTACTCGAAACCCTCGGGTAAGAGTTGCACACTAATCTTTTGGTCTTGAAACATTGCGCTAGCAATCCATGGCGATTGCTTAAGATACGCCTCGACCTTGGAGGCGTTAAACTCGGGTTTGGGTCGTTGCAAATAGTGAAAGTGGTGGAATTCGAGATTGCCGCGGGCCAAATTGAGCAAAAATGCAATCTCGTGCGGGTAATTGATGAGTGGCGTCCCACTCAACATGATGATCTTGCAATTTGTCGCTGACATTAACAAGTCGTAGAGAATCGGGGCCGTCTTACCACGGTTGACAACTCGAGATATAAAGTTGTGGACCTCGTCGATGATGACGATTTTGTTGTCGAAAGGGTTAAACTTGTTGTTTTTCGTCAACACACCTATACTCTTGGTACTGGCCCCGTTATAATGCAAAAAGTTATAGTAGCCGCTAATCATGTCGGACATTTGGCGTCGCAAATTCTTCTGGTTTGTCGCAGACAAACGCGTAAAGTTGGGCTCCTTGCCCTCTTCAGGAACCCATAGTCCCTTGTACACTTCGCCCTTTCGTGTGGTCATGACGTACTTGGCCTTGGACAATCGCATGTCCGTCAACATGTCATCATCGACGTTATCCTTCTCGTAAAAGACCCAACGTTGTTCAATGCTAAAGACACGGTTACCATATCGTTGGATCTCGCCGATAAAGTTCTGGCGCAACGACGCTGGCAACATCACACAAATTCCGTATCCCTCGATTCCCAAGAACGGCTCTGCAGCGGCGATAGAAGCGGCGGTTTTGCCGACACCGAGGCCGTGATATAACAAGATGCCCCGATATGGACTATCGGGCTGGATAAAGTCGCGCACAAAGCGTTGCTGGTGAAATAAGTCGTCCTTGCCCGTGTAATGAAACGACTTGGAAACCCAATCAGCAAATGACACTTTGTGTAGTGGCACCCACGTCTTGGGCTTCTTTTCGGGCATGTAGCGTGGTTCGATGACAGGCATCT